AAAGCATTTTGAACTGTTGATTGAGAACTGTCAGCAGTATCTCTGATTACCCTTATATTTACAGTTGTATAGCCAGGAGTTAGCTGTATACGATGATCTCTTGCATATGCATCAGCAGTTCTACCACTTACAGATGACTCAATCTTTGTAACATATCCACCATTATCATGCTCTATTTGTATTTTATACGAAACACTATCACCATTTATATCACCGTTATCTTCAAATCTTTGCAGTTGAGGCCATGTAAGAGTAACAATTACTGCGTCTACATTTGTATTAGTGATTTGTCTGGTAACAGCGCCAGTTAAACCACCACTATCAGTTCCATCCGCATTTTGAACTATTACCGCAACTGCTATAGGTGATCTACTTTCTTCTGGTATACCACTCATTGCTGTTTGGTTTGATGTTCCAAATTTAGATTTAAAGGTTACATCTTGAAAATTAAAATCACCGGCTGCTGGACTAGAACTATTAGCAGTAGCAGCCATTATTGGGGTGTCGTCAAGAAATACATCTTTTAAAGATGCATTGTCATATGCAGTTGTTCCTTTAGTTAGTCCTTCTTTTGATGCACTAGCAAAACCCTCAATTTCTCCCTCAGAAATCAAGTCTTGGATAGTAGCAAAACTTCTACTATGTAAAGAATCTGGAGCGCGATATGGAGGATCAGGAGTTTTACTACCTCCTCCACCACCAGAACCTTGTATGATTTTGCCGTTGTAAGTCATGCTTCTATTTGATTATTGTCGATTGCAGCAGAGATTACCACCGACCCGGTGAATATTTCTCCATATACAATAGGAACTGGAGTCCCGGCCCTGCTAGTATTTTGCACCCCAGAAAAACTAAAAGATAATCTTGGATCTTCTTCTGAACTAAATTGTTGCTCACTCGGCATTGGAAACAACATCTCACTTACTCCTCCTAAAACTAAAGCACCACCAGCAAAAACAGCAGCTTTACCTATAAAAGTACCAGTTAAACCAGTACTAAAAGCAAATTTTGCACCTAATGGGCCAAGCCCTAAACCAATTAATGCAGCGCCACCAAGAATTCTTCCAACACCTCCAGAACCAGATATAACAGGAACAAAATGTATATCTTCTGTACCTATTGGATAACAAACCTCTTCTTCAGAAATAGTATAATTACCAACTTTAACTTGATAATGTTTCGCAGACATATATGATTCTAAATCTGGAAAATTATGAATTAAAAAACTTACAGCTTCTCCAACATTATCAACAAAAGCCTCAAATTCTTTATGGCCGATAAATTCTGCTAATTCTCCATATAATTTAACTTTACGAAGCATAACGATACCTACCTCCTGTACATTTCAATAACCATTCAGAATAAGGCTCTATACAAGACAGTCTATCGGTTAAATGATGCAAAACATCTCCATTTAAGAAAATCGCTACATGATTTAAACCTTGACCAAAAATACTCATTGCCAAAACATCACCATCTATCAATTTTTCATTTGGTTCTAATAACCTAAAACCTCTACTAGGTAAATACTTTTCAAATACTGGATCTTTTAAAAATTCTTCTGGAGTAGTTGGTCTTTTATAGTCTAATAATTTTATTCCCTTTTCTTCCTTATACCAATCAACAACTAAACTCCAGCAGTCAGTCACTCCCCACACCCACGGCCTACCAAGTATTGGAGGTTTGTAACCCTCCGGCTGACAAAAACCCCATTCCTCAGTTTTAGGATTAACAATATACCAAGGCAAATTGCTTTGCTCACAGCTAATTTTATCTGCTTGACTAGGTATAGGAGGTGTTACAGGATGACTATGAACTATAGCTGTTATCTCTCCTGTATTATCTGCTTTTACATAATCTTCTGGATCTAGAATAAAGCATTGATGATTTGTCATTGACAAATTACGACAAGGATAATATCTTTCTTTTCCTCGAATATTTAATAGTAAACCACAAGACTCTTTAGGATCTTGCTCTTTAGCGTGAGCCAATGCACGATCTTTCCAATTCATCCTACAAAAGTTCCTATAGAAGGAAATTCAGCCCTTGTACATTGTCGTTTTGGACAAGTTATACCAACAAGATCTAGAACTGAAGCTAATTCAAATTCAACAATCTCTCTAGTTTCTGTTGCTTTTCGATCTATAGAATAAATCTCTTTTGGAAATTCTGCTGTAGGATCAGGAGTCCCATATGGATTACTGCCTCCAGAAAAGTTTGCAGCATCCAAATACTTAGCTAAAGTTCTAATTCTTGTAACTGTAGCTCCTGTCAAATCATTTCCACTTGTTGTTTCATTTACTGTTAAAAGTATTGCAGATATCAAACCAGTAGCATTACTGACAACAAGTTTTGGTCTTGGAAGCTGACCATTTTGAAAAGCAAAACCAGTGACTTCTATTGGGAATCTAAGATATGAATTACCAGCCCATACAATCTCACCATTTGCGTTCATGTTACTTCCACCATGAAATCTATAAACAGTTGTAGCACCATGCAAAGTATTATCAAGTTGCAAAGTAAATAATTCGATTATTGCACTTGGATTAATAGGTTGTAAGTCACTAAAAGTCGCACTAAAAGAAACATATCTAACATTATTATCGTATACAGTTTCGCCAATAGTAGTCGCCCAAGGAGGCTCTGATGATCCAGTAGTTCCAGCAACTGTTACTTTAAAAAATAATCCTGCGTTTGCTGATGTTGGTGCAATAATATTGCCAACAGATAAAGCAGTACTAGCAGTCCAAGTAGTAGCCATTAAGTTGCTGGTTCAAAGACTTGAGTAAATGTTGCTTGTATTGTTGCTCTACTAGGAAACTCCATGCTTTTGCTCCAATCAGTACATTTAAATTGCATAGCACTTGGTTCATTAGGAGGCGTATAAGTAAAACTTGCAGAATCAACAGCACGAGCATCTAAAAATGTCTCAATAGTGTCTGAATCTGTTTCTGAGATATTTTTCCAAGTTAAATTAAATATTTTTGGATTTTGATTTAAACCAAAAAGAAGTCTATGTTCATAAGAATCACCAAAAACAACAGTTCTTGTTCTAGGTTTAGATAACTTCCTTACTGGAAAACTCGGTTCAATACTTGGAAAATTAGCCATTATGCAAGAATACCTCCTGGTCTTTTTTGTTCAATAAGTTGAGATTGTATAGCCGATGCTATCATCTCACCTAGCTGACGACCAGAACTCTCATCACCTTCTACTGAACTGCCAGAAGCATCAACATTTACAGTTATATTAGCCCCTCCTCCTCCTTGAGCAATAACTCCTAACTTGCCACCACGGCCACGTTTCAGCGGCATTATCGCCTCTGGGCCGGCTTCTCCCATGATGCCAAGGTTCGATCCTCCATATTTAAAATATGTTGGTGAATTAACAACACCGCCTTTACGATATGGAACAACACCATTAGCAGCAAATGCATTACCATCTGCGTTTCTTAGGAATGGAAATATACTTTTACCTAGATTAAGCATTGCTTGTCTGATAGCAATTCTTGCCATGTCAGCCAATATAGATCTTGTTAAATCAGCAAAACTTAATTTACCTGTCATTACAAACTTAACCAAAGCATCTTCCATTCCCTTGAATGCATTTTGTACTGCTCCAGCAGTTTCTTCTGCAAAACTTTTTATAGTGCTGAAATATTTTTGCGCTCCTTGTTGAATACTATTTAAAGGTGCATCAGGATCTTTAGGAGTTCCATCTCCTGTTCCATCTCCTGTTCCTTCATCACTTGGGTTTTCATTATAAAAATTAGTTAAATCAAACAAAGCCTTATCTCTTTGCCGTTTAGCACGATCTGATACTTTGCGATTGCCTCTCCTTAAAGATTGTACATATTTATCGTTTGCTTTTTTAAATGCTTCTTCTAATTGTGCTTGTTGATTTTCTTTGCCAATTCCCATGAATTTTTTAAATGCTGTTATAGCTTTATTAATATCTTCAACAATTGCAGAAAATGTTTTCTGAAATCCAGCACCAATAGGCAATAGTAAAGAACCAATATTATCTTTTAATTCTGAAATGGCTGTTGTTAATCTATCACCAGCAGCTTCTGGGCCTTTTGCAAGAATTTTTGCATTCTCGCCATAAGTTGCAAATAATTTCTTTGCAAACTTCATAAAGTCATTAAGAGTAACTTTACCTTGCTCCAATGCCTTATCTAACATTGCTGGAGTCATGTCCATAGAATCAGCAAACAATGTAAATGCACCGGGTAATCTTTCACCCAACTGTTGTCTCAATTCTTCTGCCGATACCTTACCTTTTGAGAAGACCTGACTAGTCGCTCTCATGGCTGCTTTCATGTCCTCTAAGTTTCCACCAGTACCTCTAATACCAGCGGCAATAGCAGCAAATACTTCTTCGGCATCAGATACTGATTGTCCAGCACCAACTACTGAGGCAGTTAATGAAGTAAATTGCCTTGTAATAACGTCCTGTGGTATTGCTAATTCTCTTGATGTTG